TTAGTTGGCGTATCGCCGCAGGCGTAGGACGAGTGATCTTAATAGCATCAACGATATAACGTTTATGAGTAACCCTATCAACAGCGTAACAAACGACGGCTGTATCACCAACCATAGCGGGATCAAGACCACAAATAAAAGAAAAGCCGTTGACATCGCGTGGATGACCTGGGTTACCAGGAACCAAGCGACCTGCCTTACGCATACCATCTATAGAACCTCGCACACATACTGGATCAAAGATTGCATCATCTGAGATATCTTGTTGTTGATAAACTAAAGCCCAGGTAGAAGCATCCATAGCTTGGCGTTCGTTGTAAAGGTTGCGACCATTCCATCTAGGATAGAGGCCGTCCTCATTCAAATCAGATTCTACTTGTCCATCAAAGGGAGCATCGGATGCAGGCCAGAGAGTCTCCCACTTGTCAGGGTCCTCATCTGTCTTTAGAAGCGCCGGCATCGCAAGATACTTCCAAGGAACTAACCCGCCAGGGTAGCGGTCTTCGTTACGAAGTTCGCGGTATAAGTCCATAGCTGCAACTCGCGTACCAATGACTACTAGTTTACCAGTAGGGTTCAAACGAGAGCGTACGTCCTGAGTTAACCAGCGAATTTGCTTTTCAAACTCGTTAGCATTCTTTAAGGTAACAGCGTCGTCTACGATAATCATATCTGCACGCTTACCGTAGATCTGACCACCAATACCAATGGCTTCGATGTTTGGATCTTTTTCACTGGACTCACGTAACTCGGTACCGAAGGTAACGCGAGTGGCCTGCCAGGAAGCTGACTTAGAGTTAAACCCTACGCCAGCGGCATAAGCGCTCTGGAGGTCTTCATACATAGGATGAGTCAGGCGTTGCTTGATGGCGTAGAGAAAGTCTGCAGCTAACTGCTGGGTTTGTGAAACAATCAAAACTCTAAAGTTGGGGTTACGTACTACCTGCCAAGTAACGTAGTCAACCGTGATCGTAATTGACTTGGCGTGGTTTGGCGGGATGTTCAAAAGAATTCTATTGGAAGCTAGCCCTGGCTCATACTTCATAGAAGGGTGTAGCCAGCCTGGTTCTCTACCTTCGATCATATCCACAAGATTTTGCTGGTGGGGGAATGTCTTAGAGTGGAGGAACTTCTGGCGAAACTCTGCAAAGGTGAGGTCGTGTACATCGCCGTCTTGGAACTGCTTGTCCTTTAGACCTAGGCGGGTTCGGTCAACCTTGTCTGTAAAAATCTTATCTGTGCGACGGTAGTACTCATAGGTCTTAATGGATTTGCCGGCGGAGGCGCAAGCCTGCTCAATGGTCATACCCTCTGCTACACAGCCAAGGATAATTCTCTTGGCAATGTCTGCGCTGTTATCAGCCATTGGATGCCCGTCTCATTTCTTCTACTAGTATTGCTGCCGCGATTTGGCGGCGCATTTCTAAGCGACGGGATTCTCGCTCTTGCTTGTACTGTTTCCGAAATTTTCTACTGGAGGTAGCGCGAAGGTATAACTGCTCTTCTGTGTAGTTACGTATCATCGGCGCGGATGCTCATTTCATTTACTAGGTTGAGTGTGATCTTCCTATTAGAGATAGAGCTATCCCCACTAAAAGTACTGGGCAGATCGGGCTTAACGCCCGAAGGAGCCACAGCGAACTGAGGGGTAAGTCAGTACTCGGCCTAGGGGCCTCGTAAGAGGCCAACCAAGGGTCGTAAAACATACTCTCCCCGTTTTACTCCCCTACTATATATAAGGCAGGAAATATGACGGATTTCTCGTTTTACGGGTGTGATGTGTGACACAGTATATATAAGTGCTGGTCAGAGGCTATATTCGCAGCTTTGACTTTAGCAAATATTTTTTGTTGGGGAGTAACTGGCACACCGCGCTGGATTTTAGCAATGGGGGGTCACCGTCACCGTGAGGGTTAGACATCTGACGGGCTATTGTCTAGTTAGTTAGAAAAGATAGAGAGGCCGACTACCGTATCGGCTACCCCTAACCCTTTACCCTTATTCTATTTAATAACTATCTTCTATCAACAAGGGCAGACAACAGGGGCGACAAGTCCAACAGTCCAGCCGATCACCTGCCCCGAACTGGTCACCTCTTGCCCTTGCTTTCAGCTCCGCAAATCCCCAGCAAACTCACAAGTTACTAAGACCTGCCGCCTGGTAACTTACTGGTCAGTAACAAATGAGAAGCTGAAAACACCTCGAAAGATCTTTGCAGAATGGGGGAGCCTGCCCACTTCTTTTCTGTTACGATTAGCCCTAGCAGATCCCGAACAATCTGCGGCAAAGGGTAGAAAAATGGAATGCAAGTATGAAGGCAAGATCAGATTCACAACTGACAAAGAACTAACAGAAAGAGAATTGCAACAGTTAATCTTTGCAATTGAAGTGCAGATCGAAGAACCAACAGATTCAAATGGTGATGATGAGAAGTACACAACCAGCAGAGTTCTTATTGAATTAGAGCCAACAGTAAAGACAACAAAGGCGCAACGATTAAAGAAAATGCTTGGTCACGACATAAACTGCTGGACAACTAACTTTCATTTCGCTTTGGATTATGTCGCCACACTCGTAACAAGTGGCAAAGTTGTTCTAACTCCTGAAACCGATCTTGAAAAGATCGCCAAAGGATTCGACACAGAAGACCACAATGGAGAAGACATCTATGGACTTTTCCACCTGTTTTTGATGTTTAGTGCCTCAGAGTTAGATCTTGATTCCCTTGGAATTGAAGAAGAAGAACTCAGTCAATACGGACTGACAGAAGAAGACCTTGTTGAGATGTTCGAGGGCAACCCTGTCGAGGTTGCTCGCGTTCTTCGTGAATCACAACAAGAGTTCCAGCCAACCTACTCAACAAAGGGAGACAACTAATGGACTGCCAACTTTGCGGGGAAAAGATTACAGATTCAAAAACTGCTCGCGTGGTTCTGCCTTGGGGCGAAACTTGCTCGAACTGCTTGGAGGACATAAAAGAGTTCGGAACCTCAAGAATTTAACAGATCGAAACCCCTTCGGGGGTCGTGGCGTAACTCGTCACCTGATGAGATCAGAAACGGAAAGAGGACAAAGTGAACACAACACAAGAACAAGGCAACAAACTCACCTTTATGTGTGAGTGCCACGGATGCAGAAACTACCCAACACGACCAGCCGAGATTTGGCACGAGAGTCAGATTCCAAGCAAGGAAAAAGGGACTTATTTCTTCACAAAAGAAACAATGAAATTCTTTTCTTCTCGGATTGTAGACTTCAAGCCAGTCGGTGTTTTTGGTGAGGTGGACAGTCTTTCGATCATAGTTTCAAGCCGTCACGGTTATGAAGGTTCGACTCGTTATTATGAAATCGTGACCCTTTGCCCCTTTGGAACTATCAACAGAGAAAGTGACAAGTTCGACAGTCTGCGCCTTGCTCGTAAGAACTGGGACTATACAAGAAAGCCAGCACCTGTTTGCTCTTGCCACGGTTGCCAATTAGACAAGGCTGGACGATGAGAAACCTGACACTTTTGGGCTGGTTCGTGCTGGGAGTCTTTTCCACTCTCGCGCTTTGGTTGCTGGTGCTGGTCGCTTCTTGCCTTTGGTGGGTTGGTATCGGTTCGACTGAGGCTGAGTTCTTGGGTTGGTGTTGGGGTTCAATGACTGAGTGCATAAAGCTGTAACTGGAGGCGGACTACTTGGCACCGGTTCGGGCTGGTGCCTGGTGGTCTGCAGCCACAAGGGCTGTAGAGGATGAGAGCGAGGAAGAGGGCGAGTGATGGAAACAATGAACGAGTGGGAGCCTGCACTAACTAAAGAAGAGTGCAACGACAAAGAACTAGGCGCTTGCTATTGTGGCGAGTGTGAGAGAGAGGGCAAGTAAATGGAAAAGACACGACAAGAATTAGAGTTTATTGTTGATAGTGATACCAACTTTTGGAAATACATTGAGGAAGATACCGACCAAGCCCCCGACGGGGCAACGGTTGATCTAATTCAATGTGCTATTGACCAAGACGGCGACGCTTGGGATGATTACGAGCTAATTCAATTCATCCAAGAGGCTTGTCAAATGTTCACCGCATACAGTAACCGTTATGTGGTGAAGTAATGGTTGAAATGGATACGTGGGATGAGATGAGGTGTCCTATCTGTGACACGTGGTTTTATCCTGAGAAGAATCAACGCAGGTGGTGCCAAGTATGCAACGACAAAGAGATAGAGGGAGAGAGCAATGAATAGAGAGTATCTAAAAGCAAAAGTTGATCTATGCCTTACACAGGCTGAGATAGACATACAACAACAAGAGATAGCAAGGGCTATCAAGAACCTAGAGCGTGCCAACAGTGCGCTCACTCGTATCTTTAATTTAGACGAGGAGAAGGCAGATGAGTAACGTGTACACAATCCACCCGCAGAAGTCTGATCTGATACTTCTATACGAGGTAGTGGGACAGGACGGACACGCAGAATGGGGAGGAGCAGACCCAAGTGGTGCTATGGAGTGGCTTGATAACTCAACTACCGCCAAGCGCGTACTGGTATCTGCTTGGGACTCAGATGATGAGAACGCCCACCTTGTGGGCCAAACAATAGACATCACCGACCTAGTAGTGGCAGCAAGATTATGAGTTACTGGATAGGTCTGACGGTAGTAATGGTGATAGCCTATGTCCTTATAGTGTGGGAGGACAAACTCAATGACAGATGAGGTCACAAGAAGGGTGGCAACAGCTAGACGTAAGGCCATAAGAGATCGCAATTACAGAAGGGCGAGAGATAGAGCTTTGGCTCGCCTTGCTCATCTATACCCTGATACCTATAAGCAATTGCTCGAAATGGAGAAGAAACAAGATGAGTTACAAGGCAAAAATTGGATTGACATTGACGGCACTACTGTTCTTAGCGTGGGCGTACACACACGAGCCACAGGTGCAGACGATCTTGCATACTCCAGTAATACAGGAAAGAACAAAGGCTACAATGGGGGAGAAGCGTGAGAACAAGGCACTTGTCATTAGTTACTCAAGAGCACTCGGTTACACCAAGCGTGAAACCAAATGTCTCGTCACCTTATGGACCCGTGAGAGCAGGCTTGACCACTTCGCAGACAACCCCAAGTCAACAGCTTTCGGAATTGCTCAACTCCTTAGAGAACGTAGTCGAGAACCTGAATTACAAATCCTTCACGGTATACGATACATTGAACACCGCTATTCAGGGAGTGCGTGCCGCGCTCTCAGACATAGCGACAGACGAAACTGGTACTGATGCTGACCGGTGTTAGTTTATTTGCAGGCGTTGGTGGCTTTGACTTAGCTATGCAACGACAAGGAGTGAAGGTAGTAGCCTCGGTTGAGATAGATAAGAACTGCAACCAGGTATTGGCGCAGCATTTTCCTGACGCTACACAATTTACAGATGTAACTACAGTTAAAGGAGAGGACTTAATAAATGCGGGATTTAATCCAAGCAAAGGTATTATTACAGGAGGATTTCCCTGCCAAGACCTCAGCGTTGCTGGCAAAAGAGCTGGTCTTTCTGGCGAACGAAGCGGGTTATTCTGGGAGATTGCAAGAATTGTGGACGAAACGCAAACAGAATACTTCATCATCGAAAACGTCCCTGGTTTGTTATCCAGTAACAAAGGAGCAGATTTTGGAGTCGTCCTCGGAACGATGGCCGACCTCGGGTATTCTGTCGGATGGCGTGTGCTTGATGCTCAACACTTCGGAGTACCCCAGCGCAGGCGTAGAGTCTTCGTCGTTGGGAGACGTGCTACTAGCGGAGGCGTTGCAGAAATACTCTTTAAGTCAGAAGGCTTGCGAAGGAATCCTACGCAGGGCAAACAAGCGAGGCAAGACTCTACCTCCAGCACTACAGAAAGCTTTGGTCAGACAGGCTTCGCCAAGTACACACCAGGAGTAACAACACTTACAGCTACTGGTTACAAAAGACCTGAAGATAATGTGGTTGTTACTTCATCATCTTTTGGTGGATACACAGAAGGAGTTGGCACCTTGCGTGCCAATGGTGGTGATCTAGATGGAGGAAGTGAGAACCTTGTGGTTCACCAAGAGTAGGCGAGCACAGAATGTGGATGACTACGAGACTTGGATTGAAGGAGGAGTAATGCCAACGCTTAACGCATTTGATAATGGTGATGTACGAACGACAGTCATTGTCTTTCATCCTCACTACCACGATGGAGCTAGAGTACAAGACAAGACTATGAATACCCTTACATCACGTATGGGTACGGGAGGAAACAACGTGTCAATGCTTTCAGATCAAAGCGGTGTGCGCCGCTTGACTCCAGTAGAGTGTGAAAGATTGCAGGGTTTCCCTGATGATTGGACTGCTGGACAGTCAGACTCAACTAGGTATAAGCAAATGGGTAATGCAGTTGCAGTACCTGTGGTAGAGTGGATAGTGCAGAACATAGTAGATGTGGCTAAGGTTTCTTAACCCTTTTCCTTAGCACAACAAAGACCCATCAGTAACGGGAACTGGTGGGTCTTTTACTTTATCCACCTGTGGAATAGAACCCTTTGCCTTTGAAGGTGACGCCAGGTGAGTCCCACTTACGGACCATAGTTACGTGGCAATCAAAGCAAGATGGCTCACGAGGTTCTTCGTGGATAGAACGTTCAACAGTTAATACGTTGTTGCA